AAGATGCCTATGGACTCTGTAACTGAAGAGAACGCAAAGCATATTATGGATGAAGAAGAGAATACAAAACAAGAAATTACGAAACTGGAAAAGATGAAAGAGGAGACAATATGGAAAAAGGAATTGACGAATTTATTAGTAGAATATGAGAAATATAGGCTTACACGAATCAAATTACAATCTGTAAGTCAAAAAATTGAAAAGAAAACAAAAGTAAAAAGAATAGTAAAAAAGTAGAGCATGTATCTGGATTTCAAATATTTAAATACTCTTCCCTGTGAATTGCAAACTGAATATATTATACATACGGATAAACATATGAAAAAGATGAAGAATGTTCATGAGACTATCAAAATTATCAGCCAACATAGTGAAGAAAACCTATCAAAGAAGGATCTTATTCAGTCATTAAACCAAATCAAGACATATTAAACAGGATTATGAATATGATATTTACTATATTAAAATACAAATACGAAAAGCGAATTAGACTATTATGTATTTTTTTATGTTTCTATTTTTTATTATTGTTGATTAAAATATTATACATACATATATATAATGAAGGAATGTAAAAATGCTTGTAACAAAGAAGTCCGATTTTTAAAAAAAATTCTTGAAAATAAATTACTGGTAAAAACGGTCAAAAAGGATTTAACAAAAATGATTTATAAAATGGAAAAACTGGGTGTTGATATGGAGACCCTTTTATCGGATGCAGTATTCACAGGTAATATCGGGAAAAGTAATGACAAAAAAGAAAATAAAAAGCGTATTGAATATATTAAATCGGATGAATCAACGATTCGTGAAAAGGTCGCTGCTATTTCTAATTCGTTCTGGGATGCTTCCGTAGAAACACCTAGATATAAAAATTGTGAATTATATTATCAATATATTATGCAAAATCGGACTCGTGCAAATTGTAAGGCTTTGTATGAAAGCATACAAGTGATTACTAAAAATAAAAATCCCGAAAAATTAGATAGTTCACATAAAAACATATCTACATTATGGTGTCCGTTATTTTATTTATTTCCCGGTTATAATTTTAAAAAATATACGATTCCTTTGGACAATTTAAAAGATAAAAAAATGGGTAGGAGTTTGAAAAAAGAAGAAATGATTGAACCTCTTTCGGAGTATGAGAATCAGTTTTATAAATCAAAAGATATTTCTATTAATAATACCATAATGGATGTAGAGACTGGGCGAGATAAATACAGAAATACATTATGCCGTCCATTTAATTATAATAACAATACAAAGTTCAATTGTAGAGTTGCAGGTGTTTCGGGTCATGCAATAACCCATCTTACATTAGGATTCATATTAAATATTAATTTAAAAAGTGTTTTTATTGGTCAAATGTTAGAAATGGTTCCAATGCATCATAGTATTGAGGAGATTTGTTTTGGAATGAACGATTTTGCTTATTTTTTAAAATGCCATAATGTTCCAAATGTTATTAAAATGAAACTGTTTGATAATCATAGTGAGATGTTGCACTTTATTAAAAAACACATACTTACAAGCAATGCACAAAGAATAAGGACCGCATCTACGAAAAAAAAGAGAGTACAAAATTCTCACAGCAAAACACTGAAAGTAACCAAATAAACAGATATGTTGTGATAACTATTTACTATATTATTATTATAAGTATAATTATAATAATGTATGACATAACAAATATAAATGTTTTTTTAATTATCTATACAAAATGCTTGTTGCATTAGTTACCGGAATTACAGGTCAAGATGGTTCATATTTGGCCGAGTTATTATTAAATAAAGGATACAAAGTGCATGGTATTATTCGTCGCTCATCTTCAATAAATACAGGACGTATTGATCATATATTTAAACATGAAAATTTGTTTTTGCATTATGGAGACTTAACAGATAGTTCTTGTATACAATCTATCTTATTCTCTATCAAACAATCATATAATGATCTGGAAAGATTGGAGATTTATAACCTAGCTGCACAATCACACGTGAAGGTTTCATTTGAATTACCCGAATATACTGCAAATGTAGATGCATTTGGAACATTAAAGATGTTGGAAGCGATTAGAAGTAATGAATTAATAGAGAAAACGCGATTTTACCAGGCGTCCACGAGTGAATTGTATGGATTGGTTCAAGAAATTCCGCAAAATGAAAACACACCCTTTTATCCTAGATCTCCGTATGGAGTTGCCAAACTATATTCTTATTGGATTGTTAAGAATTATAGAGAATCTTATCGGATGTTTGCGTGTAATGGTATTCTATTTAATCATGAGTCAGAAAGACGCGGTCACAATTTTGTTACACGTAAAATAACACAAGGATTAGGTAAAATCATTAGAGGAGAAGAAGACAGATTGGTAATGGGGAATATAGATGCCGAACGCGATTGGGGTCATGCAATGGATTATGTAGAAGGTATGTGGAGAATATTACAGAACGATGTTGCGGATGATTTTGTATTAGCTACAGGCGAGAAACACTCGGTACGTGAATTTATTGAAATTGCATTTTCCTATAAAGACATAGAAATATCCTGGAAAGGTTCTGGCGTTGATGAAATTGGATATGATAAAAAAACGGGTAAAGAATATATATTTATAGATCCGAAATATTATAGACCTGCGGAAGTTGAACTATTAATTGGAGATGCAACGAAAGCAAGACAACAATTAGAATGGACACCAAGTATTGATTTCACAGAGTTAGTGAAAAGAATGGTGGAAAATGATTGTTAATTATTCGTTCATATTTTCTAATTCAAATCCATTGAAAATTTCGTAGATTGTGTCCTCCATAAACCATCCATTCGTTTCCATAATATCTTGTTCAAAATTATTAAAATCCAATGCATCTTCGCAATTATATTCATCCTTGTTATCATTGTTACAAAACATTAATTTGTGAATCTCTTGGAGCTCTGCATCGTTGTATTGTTCTTTGTTTTTGATTTGTGTCTCATAAAACCAACCGCTGATAAGTTGTTCTGTACATCCTCCCCAATCGTTTAATACAATATGATCTTCTGTTAACAACTTTTCTTTGTTGGTTTCATTTAAGTCAACTGTAAATGTTCCGTCGCGCCATTGTTGTACAAACAAAACAGTAACTTGTTTTCCATTAGACAAATGATTTACCCAGTGTTCTGTGGTATATACACAGTCTTTATTTTCAGGGTATACGTTATAATATTCTATTGTGTCGTGCATGATGATAATAGAATATACGTTATAGTTGATATATCAATTTTATCAACTATATAAAAATTGATTTAAGTTTAAAATGATAATACAATATAACAACAAAATGAGTAAACAGACTAATGCTGAATCCAATGAAGTAATTCCTGATTATACCATAGTGAATTCATGTTGTATAGAGGGTTTAACAAAGATGAAAAATGATAATAAAAAGGTCCATTTAACAATCACATCTCCTCCTTATTATAATGTGAAAGAATACGTTACTTACGATAGTTATAAGGAATATTTAAATACATTGAAAACTGTATTTGGATTGGTATATGATGTAACGGAAGATGGTAGAATGTGTTGTGTGAATTTAAGTAATATTTTAGTACAAAGGGAAAATCGTAACAGTGAAAGTAGTCGGATCCCATTAGCCTTTCATTTTGTACCTTTGATGGAAGAAATTGGTTGGAAATTTATTGAAGATATTATTTGGATAAAGCCGGAAGGTGCGGCGAAGAATAGAAATGGTGGGTTCTTTCAACATAGACAACCTGTAGCATATAAACCAAATATTATAAATGAATATATATTTGTGTTTCAGAAGCCGTCTTCGTTTTTAATAGATAAAATCGTACGTGGTTATGATGCGATAACATCTATAAATAGTAAGGTGCAAGATGGTTATGAGAGGTCAAATGTATGGAAGATGAATCCGGAAACGAAATCAAAACATCCGGCGCCTTATCCAGAATCACTTGTGGAGAATTTGATTAGATACTATTCCTTTTGTGGAGATACTATATTGGACCCGTTTGTGGGTTCGGGAACTACGTTAGTATCATCATTTAAATTAAACCGTAAAAGTATTGGTTTTGAAATCCATAAAGACTATATTGATATGTTTGAAAAAAGAATCAAAAAGGTTACAAAAGAAGTTGTACAACAAAAGACTATAACCATTCATAAAGACGATTATGCAGATATGAATGAAGAACAAATAAAAAGTAAATTGTCCAAGTTCAATAAAAAATATCTTTATCAGATTGTTAATAATGATCCGAAACACAAAAATGATTCAAAGAATAAGTTAATTGATTTGATTTATGATTTACACTTTGTGGATGCGACTTGAATTTTTATAACCATTAAAATCCCCACTTTCTTTTCCTTTGCGTGTATGACAAATTGCACAAAATGTTTTTAAATTCTCTAATGTATTATTGTGGTGATTTCCATCAACATGATCCATGTGATATATATCGCTAGGAAACTCGTGATAACGATCTTTATCCATAGGACATACGAATCCTAATATACCTTCTTTATTTTCACAAAATGTTTTTTTATGAAAGACAACTCCTTGAATAGTTTTATTTTTTCTTCTAGCATCCGAACATTTTGAGCATTCTGTTTTTAATGATGGATCGCCTTGTGCTGACCAATGTCTTATAGCGACACAATTCGTACATCCTTCATTTATACATATTGGAATTGTATTTCCGCCTTCAATCCATTTAGTTAGATTGGCTTTACTTAAAGATACTTTTGACTCCATTTCACTTGTATTGTATAATGTTTACGTATACAAACTGATAATCAATTTTTATCATCATTTTTAACAATATATATAAAGATATTGTTAGAATAAGTCTAATGATATATATTTATTTATTATTCATTACGAGTGTATGTGGTTATACAATGTATATGAAATATCCTAGAGAGACTAATTGGAATAAATTACAAAATAGTATGAAAGACAGTGCGCGGGGTTGGTTTATAAATCGTGCGGTAGATAGAGGAATTTCATGGTTTGCGTTATATGATAAGAATAAAAAACAGTTGGAAGGTTTTAAAGAAGAAATGAAGAAAAAGGAAGATCGGAATTTATTTTATCCGGAGTATTATACAAAGCCGTTTCATGGGTATAATGAAGGGAATTTAAATTGGAAGGCTGCATTAGAGGCTGAAGCAGCTACATTAAGTATTGCAGCGGGTTATTGGAAGGGTGTAAATCCATACGAGGCGAGTGCTTGGATGAGACAAAATATAAGTGAAAATATAAAATCGTATATAGATAGTGTGCATGATATGGAGTTTCAAATAGAAAGATGTTTTCCAAGAAAGGTCTTGGACATAGGTTGTTCAACGGGAATTTCAACATATCATTTAAAGGAAAGTATGCCCCCAAATACTACTGTATATGGAATAGATTTGAGTCCATTTTTTATTAGTGTTGCATCCTATGAATCAAATAAAAACAAATTAAATATAACGTATGTACATGGAAATGCGGAGAAGATGTCTTTTCTGGATGGTACATTTGATCTAATTGTTTGTAATTTTATGTTTCATGAGTTGCCTGATGATGCAGCGTCAAATGTAATAAAGGAAATGTTCCGTGTATTATCGGATAAAGGTATAGTTGCGGTGGTGGATATTGATCCGAAGAATCTGAACAAACAATTAAATAATAATGTATTTAGAAAGTGGGCGTTTGAGATTACAGAGCCTCATGTGTACAGTTATTATAAGAGGGATATGTTTACACTGTTGAATGATTGTGGTTTTACAAATGTGAAGAAAATGGGTAATGATCCTTTAAATTCTATTTGGTTGGGTACAAAAGAACAG